TTGCCAAATACTCATCGCTCGGGGAACGCCCAGCGGCAAGGGGCGGGAGCACCCGTCCCGACGAGCGTCCAATACAAACATAGTAACTTTCACCGGAAACGATAGGAACGACGGTCGCATGGATATGTGGTGTTTTCTCGTCCATATGCAGAACGGCAGACACTACATTGTTTTTTCCGAATGTGTCCTGCAACCACCTTATATTATCCCGGCACCACTCATCGAGTTTGCCCTCTGCCTGTATGCGCTGCATATCTTCGGGAGTTCCCGACAGCATAACATGTAACGCCCGGACTTGGTTGTGGCTTATCTTGCGCTTTATCCCAGCGGTTTCAATACGGTGCTGTATCGCCTGCGTTCGGGTTTCCATTCCATTGGGATATTCGATAAGATTCCGGTTCAGGTACTTTCGTTCCGGGTCGGCATTAGCCGGATTGACCGTCCTTTCTATATGAGCGGTGGTTCCGGCATCGTTGCCTTTCGGCTTCTGTATATGTAAGACTACAAATCCCATGTTCTTTAACTTTAAAAATTGATACTGATTTTTCAAATAGTTGCTTTAGCGACTGCGGTCTTTCGACCGCTAAGGGGAGTCAAGAGGGGTTTGCCCCTCTTGCTTATTGGGGCATTTTTAGTGTAGTGTAACGAAGCGTGAAAAAAATGCCCTAATAAGCTACGGCTTTTTTGGAAAGCCCTTCGGGGTAGCTGCGGTTGTTAGATAGCCTCGCAGATACTCTTTTCCATATCCTCTAACTTCTGCGAAAGGGTTTCCATATCACGGCTTATCTTTTGGTTGGTTATCCGGGCGTATATCTGCGTGGTCTTGATATTGGTATGCCCAAGAATACGACTTACTGTTTCAATGGGTACGCCGTGCGATAAAAGGATAGTCGTTGCCGCGCTGTGGCGCGAAACGTGATAGGTAAGCCGAGTCTTGATACCACATTGTACGCCTATCTTTTTAAGGATGGTATTGCAGCAGCTATTGCTCGGAACAGGGAAAACACGGTTATCCCTTGTCAATCCTTTGTACTTCTCTATTATCCGCTTGGGTACGTCCAACAGCCGTATATTGGAATCGGTGTTGGTCTTGCGCCTGCGGGTTATAATCCATAGGTTACCGTCAAAGAATGTTTGCAGGTTATCGGTCGTGAGGTTCTTTACGTCTGCATACGACAAACCTGTAAAAACCGAGAAAACGAAAAGGTCGCGCACCAGTTCGTAGGTCTCATTCTTCATAGGAGCGTCTATAAGCGTTTGGATTTCTTTTTCGGTAAGATAACCCCTGTCTACGCTTTCGGGACTGTTGATATATCCGGCAAAGGGATTGAACGGTAGTAAGCCTGTGTTCCGGGCTATGGAAATGATATGCTTTAGCACAATCATATATCCCCATACGGTATTGGTACGACACTTCTTTTCTTCCCGCAGGAAGTACTCGAAATCGTTGATAAAGGTCAGGTTCAGTTCTTTGAGCGGTATATCTTCGCGGTGGTAGGTCTGGGAAAGAAACTCCCGGATGTGTTTGCAGACGGTTCGGTAGCGGGCGAACGTTCCCTGCGCACGGCTATAACCTACTTTCTTCTCGAACTCGGTGTTGTGCTGTTCAAACAGCTTCAAAAGCGTTTCCTGCTTTACCCCGATGCCGAGATAGGCGTTTTTCAGTTTGGTGGCGGTAACATAACCGTCCGTCTGCATCAGCTCCTGATAACGGCGGTTTACCTCTACGCGGATTCTATCGACCGTGACGTTGATTTTCTGCGCTTCCGCACTCTTTCCCGCTGCACGGTTGTTCTTCACATCCCACAATCGAAGCGGAACATCCATTTTGCAGCTAAACTGTTTAATCTCACCGTCCACCGTGATACGGCACATCAAAGGCAGGTTACCGTTTGTTTTTTCGCTGCCTTTCTTTACGTAAAACAAGACCTTGAATGTTGACCTCATAACTCAATGTTTTTAATGTTACAAAATTACTTATCATTGAGTTATCCGATATCATGTAAAACTACGCAAAACACTGAATAAGAACCAAATAAGGTTCTATTTGAATCCGCTACTCGGTAATGAGATAGTAACTGAACTTTTGCGTTGTTTCGCAGAAGTTGGGTTTTCAGCCTGTTGCCAAACAATGCAAAACAGAGCGTAACGAACGCTCTGCCAGCTAATTCGCTACACTCTGCTTAATTCTGCTTTTTTGTTAGAAGTTTATTTTAAATGTTCATACTATTCTTGACACTGTTTTCCCTATTGAATAGAATACAACAGATTTTGCACCCTTATCTAATAAAGCTTGTATAGCATCCTCATCAATATTTACAGTCTTCGTGTATAAATCATCAATGAGTAAAATGTCTTTATTTTTTACGTTTTCAGAAATTGTGCAAGTGTCTTTTGTTATTCCCGGATATGGCAAATTTCCATCACCACCTTCACCATTTCTGTCTAAATGCGTTGTTCTTGTGTTTGTATGACGAATAATATATTTTGTTCCATTGTCAAAATTCGGCAACTTATCCACAACTAAACTAATAACTTCTCTGAAAAATAGTTGGTCTTTTCTGTAATGGCTTTCTGCTTTTGAACGAGGAATAACACAAACGGTAAGATTGCTTTTTTTCGTTATTTGCAAAATCTGAGGTAAATCTTGATGCAAAATTTTACTGAATTGAATTATAGCATTTTGTATTCTATCAGGAAAAGGGTCAACATCGTTTTTCAAAGTCCAAATCAAATTTTCAATACTATTGGCTATTTGCCACGAACCACCGCCTTTATAATCAGCATGATAAAATGCATTTGTGTCCTGTTTAACAAATTTTCCAACCAACCTAATTTCATCAGATTCATTCACAAAAAAACCTGTGTTCATAACTCTACCTCTTCGTCTTTCCCCAATCAAATTTCGAAAATTGGATTCTCTTTCTTCTGGTATTTTATACCACTGTTCTTCTGATGCGATTATGAATTTTTCCATATTTTATAGATATAAAGGATTAATAATTGAAATACCAGCTTCTTGAGCATCAGCAATTTCGCTTTCTTCATTTTCAAAAGCAATAACAAGATTGGGTGAAACGTCCAATTTTGTTATTGCATTCTGGAATTTGTTTATCTTTTTGTCGTTATGACCAAACTCTCGGTAAAAAACATCGCTAAACTTGTCTTCAAGTCCGAAGTGGTTCAATGTTTTTATAGCCCTGTCTTTACGGCAATTTGTAACTAAAACAGTTTTGTTCGTTTTTGAATACTTAAAAAGTATGTCTGCGATTTTTGTGTTAAGTTTAGTTTCGTGTAGAAAATCGTTGTAGTGTTTTTCTTTTTCTATAATTATTTTCTCGTACTCGCTTTCTGTTAGATTTGGAACAGAGTTTTTAAGATTACTACGGTTAAAACGTCTACTTGGAATATAAATTAACCTATGGTCTGACTTTGTTACAGTAAGGATTGCTTTCTTATAAGAAAGAAAGTTGGCATAGTTTGTATCTATCAATGTTCCGTCCATATCAAAAAACAAAACTGTATCAACCGTAATCTTATTATCAGCATCTTGCGGTGCTTCGTCCGTTTGTTTCAATTTCCGTTGCGTCTTGGATTTGCATAGAGTGACTGTCTCACTTACGACCAGCGGTTGTTCAGCCCAACATGTTTTGTATTTGTCAAGTATGCTTAATTTGCTTTCTATTTCATTTTTTAATTTCTGTCCGCCAGTCCAACAATCTTTCACACTGTCAAAATCAAAGTTTACCGAGGCAAGTTGCTGTGAAAACATTTTTATATCGATGTGGTTTTTGCTTGCGTCTAAAACTTCTATATTAAATTTTATAGATTGAATGATTTTCTGTTTTTGTTCTTTGCTTAATGTTTTCTCTTTGTTTTGTAAGTTTTCAAACTCTGGTTTTTTATTGTTTTGTGTGTGTTGTGATTCAAAAAACGAACCATTATCTATTGCTAACTTGATTTCATTTAATTGTAGTTCTATTTTGTCTTTTCTATTTTGCTTTCCAAAAGTGCTTTTTTTCACGATGCTCAATTCGGTAATGGCGTAATTCAAAATTTCTTTATATTTCAAATTATCATTGCCATATTTTCTTTTTAATAAATCTTTTATCCACTTCTCAATAATCTCAAGCTTCTGATTGATTTCTTGTTTTGCCTGTTTTGCTTGACATTCTATTGTGTATTTTTCTAAAACTTTTTCAGTTAGAGATTTTCCCTGAAATTCATTTTCGTTAGAAGTTATGTGCCAAGCTCCACAAGCAACACAAAAATAACTTCTTTTTGGAGCATAACCATTCTCTAACTCAATATCATTGCTATTGAATTTAATAAAATTTTCGGCTTTCTTTTTTGTTTCAAAAACCTGTTTTTGCCTACCACAATCGTGGCAAAATATTTTGTTTTTGCTTGGTTTCATTTCTATTTTTAGTTACAATAGTGTACAGAACCATAATCATAGTCCTCATTACAAGAATATCTTTTCGCAAAGGTAATAAATCTCTTCCACTCAATCACCATTATCTCCTAATTCCCTTACTTTTACCCACTTCTAGTCGTTCTTTCGACTTTAAACCTATTGCTTCTCTGAATTCATTATATTTCTGCTTAAACCATTGTATCATGTCAATTCCACCTATCATCAGCCTGAATGCAGATTGATTCTCTTTTCCTCGCTCAAGCCGTATCTCTACGTCATCAGCTTTGAACTTTTGGCTGTGCTGGCTGGAATATAATTCCCCTGTGAAACGAAAAGGTTTCATACCGATAATATCTCTTGTCTGCTGTTTTGAGAATCCTATTGACTCGCAATACTCTCCCCATTTGATAAACATTGCCGTATCAGGCAACCAGTCTTGGATTTTGTGTATTTCAGCTTTGAGTTGCTTCGTTTTCTGTTGATGGAGGCTTCGCTCTTGCTGGATTGTTTTAGTAAGCTTTTCAATATCATGTTTCAAATCACGTTTTTCAGATTTCAAGTTCTCTAATTCTTGTATTTGACGTTTCACTTTGGATGTGCCAAGAACAGAACTAATCCCGTCCATAAGCGTAGAACCGACTTCGGCTGCTGAACCTTTGAATTTTTCTGCTTTCAGTTGCCCTTTTACCTGATTGAGGTTTTCTTCTGTCTTTTTCAGTTCTGTTTCCTTTTGCCGTTGTATTTCTTTTGCCTGTCTGGATTTATGTTTGGCATCCTCTTCTTGCCGCCTTAGTTGCTCAATATTCAGTTGCTTGGCATCTTCAATGGCTAACAGCAATCCGATATTTTCCTGTAGATTTTTACATTCGACCATTTGTTCCCGGTAAAATTCAGTTAAGGTGATATGCCTTGCTTCTGATCCTTTTATTCCTCGTTCCAAGCCATATTTTGCCATTGCTTCCGCATATGTATCCTGATATTCTATCAGCTTTTGCTTTGCCATGACATCATCACAACACAGGCGCGGACGATTTGGATCTTTCTTCTTATACCGCCGTTTCGATTTTTGCTTCTGTTCCGGATTCTCCTCCGGTTTCTTCCTTTGAGGTTTTTGCCTGCGTTCTCCTCGGACTATCGGAACAACAGAAGCATGAATGTGGGGAGTCTGTTCATCTAAATGCAAGGTGGCAGCCACTAAGTTTTCTTCGCCATAAGTCTTTTTCAACCAATCGACATTATCCCGGCACCAGTCATCTAATTTGCCTTCTTCCTGTATCCGTTTCATATCTTCCGGGCTGCCAGATAGCATAAGGCGGATTACCTTTACCTGATTCTTTCCTATTTGCCGTTCAAGTCCGGCATGTTTGAGCCGATGCTCGATTGCTTCCGTCCGGTTTTTTACTCCATCGGGAAATTTTATCAGTTCTTGATTCAAGTGTATCCGCTTCGGATCCACATTCGGGTGCATTACTTTTCGCTCGATATGGTCTGTCATGGCAGACTCGTTGCCGGGCGATTTATCTAAATGGAGAACAACATATCCCATAATTATAATCTTTATTTTTGTTCGTAATTGGATGGAGAGTGAATCATGCCTGCCGATAATTCGATACCGGCAGGAGGTGATTCGCTTCATTAAATAGTCGCCCAAAGCGACTGCGGTCGTAAGACCGCCAAGGGAGATTCCAAAGGGGGAAAACCTTTGGCTTATTCGGGAATTTTCAGCGTTACTTTAGTAATGCGGCTCGGAAAATTCCCTAATAAGCTATGGCTTTTTGAAAAAGCCTCCGGGGTAGCTGCGGCAGACTACATTTTCAAACCTCTGCCCGGCTTCTTTACGACAGCTTGTTTCGGCACGGAACGACTACATAAATAGTCGTTCAGGTCTTTATGCTTCGCATAGTATACAGACTGGTCAACAACCTCTTTGCAAACCGAGCGTAAACTCTGAACAGCTCGCTTTCCTCCCTCATCGTTATCCAAGAAAGCCTGTACGCTTCGGTAAGCGGAAAGCTCATTTTTGATTTTCGGCAGATTAACGACAGAGTTCAGAATAATGGTATCATATTTCGGTGTTTTTTCTTGTTTCAAAACCAAGTAAGACAGAAAATCCGTGAAGCCTTCAAAGACCAAACAGGCTTCTTTGTCGCTCCCTGCATGAAAGAATGTTTTCACATCCATAGAAGTACATCCCTTGAACTTATTGTTCCGTAATATCCAACCACCACTGTTATTCTGAAAGCCGACCGCAAAGTACGGTTTATCATTTACGGCATAGTGAACCTCCTTGCAATACCGGTTGGCTAATTCAAAATTGATACTACGCTCTTTCAAGTATTGAAGTAAAGCAGGGTGAGAAATCGGCAGGACTTCGTTTATCCGCATCGCCAGCTCTTTCTCCTGATTATTGTTTGGAATATTATCCCTGTGAAAAGAAAAAGAATGTAATCCTGATAGGTGTCGCTCCAATAATTGCATGGCTCGTCCGTTGGTGCAGTTCTTAATTCGCATAACAAGGTCGATAAGTGTTCCGCCTTCATTAGAGCCAAAATCAATCCACAAGTTTTTGTCATAATCCACTTTCATGCTGGCATTGCCGTCTTTCCGAAATAGGGAATGATACATACCATAATAACCACGTTCTTTTGCAGGGTAAATATTCAATCCTGCAAGGTATTCCCGAATGGGATACCTGTTTATTTCTTTAGAATCCATTTGTTTGATTTTTAATAGTGAATGTTTTTTCTTTCACCGGGAAAGAAAATCCCAGTGAAACTACATTACCTTGCATTGCGTATATAGGATACGAGGTAAGGCAAGGGACTTCCGCCACCACTAAAAGCGGAAGCCTTACCTTATCCTATTATCTACACACCCAAGTCATGGTAAGGTGATTTAATAATAGAATGTAGGATTGAAACTGTACTTCCGATTCGCATCTTTTCGTATCATTCCCTTATTCTCTAAGAATTGTTTGAGTTTCTCGATTTTGCTTTTGCCATATACGCATCCGATTGTGGCATATCCTTGGCGTAGAGCCTTGACCAAATCGTCATACCCAATTAATTCGGCTTCGGCAAAGGTTGCCGTAAGAGCTTCTGTGTGTTGTTCCTCTTTCAACTCGAAATAGTCGAAATGTTGGGATTTGCTTTTTGTAGAGGAGAACGTATAATCGCTTGCCAACTCGGGCAGGGCATCGTCGTTGATACGGAAAGCGAACGGTTCGAAGTCCATTGCTCGGATATGTACAGCCCTAACAGTACTTACATCGCTATCGAGTTTGTCTTTAGCAATCTCCAAAACCGTTTCGGCTTTGTTGTTCAGCTCCGTTCCAATGTGTCCGCGAGCGTTTTCGTCCGCCTTGTTTTGGTGGAGAATGGTATGGATATGGATTTGCCGTTCATCTGTCCACTGCATCAGCTTGGAAATAATCTTGGTAGATTCACTCGGACTGTTAATATCATAGACCATATCCCGAATGCCGTCAATAATAACCAATCCTAAACCTTTGGTCTGGTAGATTGCCTGCTCAACAATGGCTATCCTAACTTCGGGTGTATGTCTGCGAAGCGAAAGAAATTCCAAATTGTCGGGTTCTTTGTCTAAGGGCAGCCCTGCCATGCGGGCAATCCGCTTCATCACATTTTGACAATGGTAAGGACTTTGCTCCGTATCAACGTATAGAATCTTTCTTTTTTCATCGGGAAGCTGCGCATCATACTGTAAGACCGTTCCATTCTTCAATGCGGCTGCTACGATTGCCGACACATTGAATGTTTTCTTGCTTTTGGCTTTACCGATAGAAGCACTGAAATTACCGAGTGTACCAATGGGAGAGCCATGAACCCGAAGGATTTCAGGAGAGGTTACATATTCGCCTGTTAGTGTCAATCGGGAGGATTGCCACAAAATAGTTATTGCAGCTTGTACATTTTTCTCTTGTTCTGTCATGGCTTATTTCCTCCCACCTGTTTTACGTCCGGCAAGTTCAAGGGCAAGCTCGGCATCGACAATAATCTTACGACCTATCTGCGTGATAGCCTTGTCAATCTTCCCGCTTTGCTTGATACGGTTGGCGGTTGGAATACTGCATCCGAACAACCGGGCGATACCGGCTATTCCATATACATGTTTTTTCGAAGTCGAACTGACAATAGTCGGTCGTGCCTCCTTTTGCTCTGAACTTTGCTGTAGGTAGAGAAACTCTTCACCTGTCATCTGCCAGAGTGGTTTGTTTTTTAAATCATGAAAATTCATATTGATATAACTTTACAATTAAACACTAAGCCTTGTACTTCGGCGGTTATGTTCGAACACTGCAAAGCTACGGACGTAAATAAGTGGTATGCGAGTGGATGTGAAAAGTTTATATCATTGATAATCAGATGATATAAAAATTATTTTGAGTGGTAAAAGTGGTAATCGGGTGGTATCAGGAGAGGTCTTTGAATATCCTGTTGATACGCTCGGCGAATGCTTTAGATTTTAGACTTGGAAATTCGGAAACAGGCTCTTTGTATTTAGATTCGTAATAGTCCTTCTCAATTTCTACGGATTCAAGTATCGCGGTGCGCCATTCCATTTTATTATCCGTTTTCAAATAATCGTATAGCTTAGATATAAGGTAGGACATTCGTCCTTTTTCACCGGACT